TGGCAATGGATGAAGCAATCCGCTGCTCCGACTCCCACGGGTTACAGTGGCAATACCATGAACAAGTTTGATCTAAGCAAGTATTGGAAGAATCCCGTTACGGCGGCAAGGGATGAAGCATCAAAGGCGCTTACTGAGTTGCGTAAAAACCCGCGACCCATTGGGCTGTAATAAATCAGGGGATATTTAAAACGGAGATAAACCATGCCTATCGGCGGCGGTATTCTTCCAGCATCGGGTAGCACACAATATACCGAGTTGACGTATGTCACACGGCGTGCGTTTATCCCGAAACTGGTTGTCCAGCTTTACAACAGCACACCTCTTATGGCGGCACTGATTGCTAACAGTCAGTCAGCTTCAGGCGGTGTATCCCAGGTCACGGTTCCGGTTCAAGGTTCCCAGTTTGTAAACGCTCAATGGTCTGACTACTCTGGTTCATTCAACCAGCCTTCAGTCCAGCAAGGCGCTTTCAACGCGGAATTTAACCTGAAACTGATGATTGCTCCGGTTCCTTTCCTCGGAATGGAAGGTGCAGTTCAGCAAGATCACGCGGTTATCCCGCTGATTGAAGCGCGTATGAATGACGCTACAAACGTCATGATGGACGCGATGGCTACTGCCCTGTATAACAACACCACTAACAACCAACAGTTTATTGGCCTTCCGGCCTCGGTTTCGTCGAGTAATCCGGCAGCGGGTAACTATGGCAACATCGACCGTTCGACCTATACCTGGTGGCAATCCAAGCAATACGCGGCTGGCTCGGTCAACCCGACCCGTCAAAACGTATTGCAATACATCAGCGGCACCGTAAAAAACGGCGCTGAAGTTCCGTCGTTTGGCGTGTGCGGTTTTGGCACCTGGACGCTGCTGGCGCAAGATTATGTCGGTCAAGAGCAATACGTCATCACCCCTGGTTCGGGTTTTGACAGTGATGCAAATGGCCCACAAGCTGCGTTCCGCGCACTAATGGTTGCTGGTGTACCCATTTACCCTGACCCGTATTGCCCAGAAGGTACTCTGTATCTTTTGAATACGAACTACCTGTCGCTGTATATCCACGACCAAGGTTCGTTTGTGTTCACGGGCTTTGAATCCACTCTCCCGAATTGGCAGATTGGTTACGTTGGCGCGGTTTTGATGATTGCCGAACTGGTAAACACCAAACCCAAGTCAATGACCAAGGTCACGGGCTATAACTCACTGTCACTCTAAAGGAGAATAGTCATGGCTCTCGGTCAAGCAAAAATTCTAGTTGCTGGTGCGGTTACCAATACCGCTGGCGCTTATTTCCAAACCACCACCGTCTCTGCTGTTACGTCGGGAAATGGAACGGTTGTAACTGCTGGTACTTATCAGATGAACGCTCAAGCTAATATTACCATCGTGATGTATGATGGTTCGGCATGGGGAACTCTGATCGGTAACAACACTGGTGGCACTTTCAGTTCTGATGGTACAAACGTGGGTGCGAAAGCAGTCAACGCGAATACCACCGCTACCTTGATTACAATCAATGGTGGTCAGAATGTTTCTGGCACATATAACTCTTAAGGGGGTTTCATGTCTAGCGCCGATTCAGTAGGTCAAAGATTACCCGATAGTTTTGGCACTTTTGCCATTGCTTCGGTCACTGGCGCTTCGCTTGCAACTTCGGGTAATGCGGTCATTGCCATTCCGATTCTTGGGGGTGGCCTGACCGCTGGTAACGCAGCAAGCACTTCAGGCCAAGTTATTATTCGTCGTATTACTGTTCAAAACGCAAATTCAGACGTATCCACTGGCAATATTGCGGTTACGATCTCTAGCGCCGGCAACGTAGCTACTGCTAATGCTGTTGTTGCGAACGTAGTTCTGTCCAACCTTACCACTGGTCAACGGTGGCAGGATTTGACAATTGCCGGTGGTTTTTCGGCAAATACGACTATTAATGGCTTCACCAACCAGTGCTTGTTCGTAAACGTCAACACCGCTGTTGCTAGCGGCACCGTTGATATCCGTGTGTATGGCGATACAGTGAGCTTCTAATGACAAACTTATATGTGACAAATACTTGGGATAAAGATTTTATTACTGAGTATGGCTGTGAAGAATTGAAATTTCCTATAGGTAAAACTGTAGAAATTTCCGAAGTAGCGGCTCGTCACATATTTGGTTGTCATGATTTAGACAAAGAAAAGTATATGGCGGCTCATGCGTGGATTAGAACTACGAATGACATTCCAGATGGTTTGAAAATTTTGGAAAAGTTCATAATTACTCATGAACCGCCGCAAAAAAACCACGCTCTATCCCCCGTGGTTGAGCAAGTACCCTTCCCTCCGAAACGAGGGGGGGGGAAAGTTTTGTCCATGTCGGCATAACATGGGAATCAAATGTCGCAAAATCTTAATGGCTACATTACTGAATGTCGCAGATTGTTGCATGATGCCAATGCAAATTTCTGGTCTAACGACGAACTAACCGATTACATCAACGAGGCAAGGCAACGTCTTGTCCGTGATTCTGGCTGTCTGCGTTCATACCAGACAACCACCGCTTACACTAGTCAAGAAGTCTATCAATTTAGCGCATTTCCTGAAGGCGCTAACACGATGGACATTATTAATGTAAACCTGATATGGGGAAACACCCGTATCCCGTTACGTTATTTGCCCTGGACGCAGTTCAACGCTGAACTTCGGTTTTGGCAGAACTACGTTGGGCGACCAATTGCTTTTAGCATGTATGGGCCTACTAGCTTCTATATTTCTCCAGTTCCAGACCAAGATTATTCAATGGAACTAGATACGGTCATTCTGCCGACCGATCTAACGCTAGCCGCCCCAGATGACCCCGATCAGATACCTGATCCGTGGACTACGCCGGTTGCTTTTTACGCTTGCTACAAAGCCAAGTTTAAAGAACAGTCGTATGGCGAAGCTGAAATATTTAAACAAGAATACGTGAAACAAGCTCAGTCAGTTCTGGCTACCACCTATACCAGAAGGATGCCTAACCCTTATAGCACTCCTTACTAACATGGCTGCGGCAGAGCAAAAAAAATCCTATCATGTAATTAAGCAATTCAAGGGAGTCAACACCAAGGCGAATAGAACCGCTATTGGTGAGGACGAGTTTTCTTGGATTGAAAACGCGCAACCTGTTGGTTTTGCCAACATCAAAGTAGTAAACAGCCGTAGCGCCGTGAAAGATTCTGGCAATGCTGCGGTTACATTTGGAAATACCGTAAATCACCTAACTTCTGTAAACCTTGTAGGAAAGGATTACCTACTGGCGTTTGAGGATGACGGACGGGCAGAATACTTTGACCTGACAAACTCCCTAAAAGGTAACGTAGCTGTTGCTGGCACGTTTTCCTCATCTGGAGTGCAAGTTGGTCAGTGGAAAGACGAACGCGCATTAATTCTAGACCCATCCAAAGGGTATTACACCTGGAATGGTACTAATCTGGTGTCAGTAGGCTCCATAGGCGAAGTTGCAGTCACTAACGGAGGCACTGGCTATACCACAGTTCCTACCGTTACAATTAGCGCACCTAATGATACTAACGGAGTTCAAGCCCTTGCTAATGCCTCTATCTTGGGGGGCGCGGTTACTAGCATTATTGTGGCTGAAGCTGGAACGGGCTATACCAGTAACGCTACCGTGACTATATCCGGTGGTGGCGGGGCTAATGCTACCGCTGTGGCTGGCATAGTGACGTTTAAGACCGGCACAGTAAACGCTTTGGTTACCAACGGTGGCAGCGGCTATACAAACGCGGCAAACACGGTTGTAACCGTTGCTGGAGGGGGCGGTAGTAACGCTGCTGCTACTCCGGTGCTGTCCGGTGGGCAAATAGTCAACATTATTGTAACTAATCCTGGCTCTAGTTATTCAAATTCATCCAATTTGACGGTTACGATCTCAGGCGGTGGAGGCACAAACGCTACTGCGGTGGGGATCATTAATTCCAATGATAATACTGGCATTTCCTCATTTTCAGGGCGTGTCTGGATTTCTTTTGGCAGAACTGTGGCCTATAGCGCGGCTGGTTCCTACAGTGACTTTACCAGCGTGTCGGCAGGAACGATTGTCCTAACTGATTCGACTTTGCATGGCAACATTCAGCAGATACTATCTGCTAACAATTTTTTATATATTTTTGGCGATGACAGCATTAACGTATTTTCGGACGTACGCGTTACGTCTGCGGGTGTCACATTATTTACCAATACAAACATTAGTGCGTCTGTTGGTTCCAAGCGTAAAGATGCGATTTTTCCATATTTTCGTTCAGTTCTGTTTCTTAACGATTATGGCGTTTATGCTCTTGTCGGCTCTACGACTAGTAAGCTCAGTGATGCTCTTGATGGCGTATTTCCCCTAATTGATTTTACTTCCCCAATTACGGCGGGTCAGGTTCTCATCAATAACATCTTGTGTTCCGCATTTAATTTTAAACAAAGTTATTTTGGCGGTAGCCGGTATGTCCAGGCTGTGTTTTTTGACAAAAAATGGTTTTTCACTAGCCAGGGGGATACCCTTAAATACGTAACCTCTGCTCCGGTTGGTGGCGTTATTAATCTGTATGGAACGGACACTAATGCGCTCTACAGGTTATATGCAGACTCTACCGCAAATGTAAGCTCTACTATTCAAACCTCGTTAAATCCTATGGGTGATCCCATACGGACTAAACAAGCATTGAAGTTTGCGGTTGAGGCAACCATTACCAATACCGCAACTATTAATGTAACGGTTGATTCTGAAACTGCGTCTAGTCCTTCTTATTCTTTAACCAATACTATTGGCTGGACTAATAACGCTGGAACATTAATTAATTGGATTAACAATAGTTCCGTAGTGATCTATTGGAGTTATACAACTGGATACGTTTTATATAAGTCTGACGCGCAACAATACGGGAAATATTTGGGTTTGACCATGACAAGCAGTTCACCCCCGTTTGTGGTCAATACGTTTGAATTTGAGCATGAACTAAGAGTGAGGTTCTAACATGGCTGTTCCAAACATTTTTGCTACCGCGACAAGCTCTATTCCTCTGTCGCAACTAGATACTAATTTTGCCACCGCGATTACGCTTGGCAGCACCGCCCTATACCTAGGCAATACAACTACGTCTGTAGCAGGTCTTACGCTAACGGGTAGCGCGTTCAACGGCACCGTAGGTGTAACCACCGCAAGCACAGGTGCGTTCACCACCGTCACGGCTACAGGTGGCGTGGACAAACTGACATCAGCAACCGGAGTTGTATCTGTTTCTGCGGCTACGGCACCATCATCGGGTCAGGTATTGACTGCAACAAGTAGCACTGTGGCTACGTGGCAAACGCCTTCAGCAACAAATCTTGCATCACCTGGCCCTATTGGTAACACCACGCCAAGCACAGGTGCGTTTACGACGGTTACCACGACCACTAGCGTTGCTGTTGGTGGGTCTACTCTTAGTGGTTCCGGTTCTGGTGTGCAATTTCCCGCCACACAAAGCGCATCAACAAACGCGAACACGCTGGATGATTACGAAGAAGGAACGTGGACGCCAAGCGTTGGGGGAACTGCAACGTATTCAATACAAACTGGAACGTATGTAAAAATTGGTCAAAATGTTACTGCGTGGTTTGATATGCAAATTGCTTCTATTGGAACTGGCAGTACAGTAAACGTATCGGGTTTGCCTTTTTCAGCTAACGCATCAGCGCCCGTTCTAGGTGGAGAGTGTGGGTATATTGCGGGGTCTGCAACTAACATAGTAAGTGTGTTTCCAAGATTAAATGCTAGTGGAACAACTATTGTTCTTGGATCACTAACAGCCGCAGCTGCGTCCGTTGGGAGTAGTGCTCTTTTGGCAGATGCTACTCGCATTGTTGTAACTATGACTTATCAAGCAAATGCTTAAAATTAGTCAAACTAGATTAGTTTGACCAGACAAGGAGAAACAAATGGCAATCACCAAAGAAACCGCAATTGACCAAATCACCGTCACTGAAAACGGCATCATCCTATATCGTGAAGCCACGCGCATCATGGAAGATGGCACCGAATTGACCAAGACCTATCACCGCAGCAGTTTGACACCAGCGCAAGATTTGACGGGTGTGCCTGAGAAGGTTGTGGCGATTTGTAACGCGGCATGGACAGCAGATGTTGTTGCTGCGTATCAAGCGGCACAAGCGGCAAAAGTAGCGACGTAAACTAACGGGGGATAAGTAATGATTAAGTTGGAACTGGATCAAAACGAGGTGCAATTTCTGATTTCTGTAT